TTTTCAGACAAAAGAAAAAACCGCCAGCAAAAGCCAGCGGTAAGTGTAATTAAATTCTGAAAGCCTTTCTGTATTTTTTTATTTAGTAGTAATGAGCCCGTCAGGCTCTACAGTAAATGACTCTTTATCGGCCAATCGACCATCTTCAAGCATGAGATAGTATCCACCATTATATGGAACGAAGCAGTCTGATTTCATATCGCCATTTTGAGAATCCAGGTAATACCATTTCTCGTAGTATTTAACCCAGCCAGTCTGCATGGCACCGTCTGCATTGAAGTAGTACCATTTGCCATTGATTTTCTTCCAACCGCTATTGGCCATATAGCCGTTATTGTCGAACCAATACCAGCACCCATCTGTGTGATGTAGCCATTGGTTCGCATACATATAGCCGTTATCATTGAAATAGAACCAGTTACCGTCAACTGCTTCAAATTTTGAAGTAGGGTAAGAGCCATCTTTCCTACTCCACCACCAGCCAGTGTCATCATGCTTCCAGCCTGATTGGTCTTCTTGAGGCGGTACGATATAACCTACGATTGAATTTACTGAGCGTTCATTATATCGACAAGGTCCACCAACGTCGAGGTAGTCCCAGTTGCCATCGATATTCTGCTCAATCGTCTTGATTGTAGAGCCGTCAGAGTCTTCATAGACAAGGCCAGTATGCCCATAGTTCACACCATCGCCTGCCACAAAGTTCTTAACAAAGAACCACCCAGCTTTTGGATATTGAGCGCCATAAACCACTTGTAAGCCTGCTGCTTCTGCGGACCGTAGCAAATCAATAGCATTGCCCCATAGACGAATACCGAAATATTCATAGATACCGTAGCAAGTCACATCTGCACATTGGTAGCCGTACATTCTGTCGTAATCAACACCAGTGCCTGCATCAGCATGAGACATGAGGTCGTTAATCATATCTTTAATTCTAGACATTATCTGCTCCTTTCCACGCATCATTCATCTGCTTGACTGCAGATTCAACGAATGTATCCAGGTCTTTGTCCGTCATACCGATGTTGTATTTGTTCAATTCAGCACGAATCTTAATACGTGCCTGTTCTAGCTTCTCCTCGCCCTTGTATCCGGTCTCAGAAGCGACTTGCTCAACGGCATTTACCGCATTTTTTGCCAAGATTTCAACAATCTTGACCGTCTGTTCACCGCCTTTTTTAATCAAATATTCTTTGACTGTTTTGACTGCGATTCCAGCTAAAATTACAAGGATGCTTACTGCTCCATTGAGTAAAATTTCATTGATTTGTTGCATGTGTGTTTTCCTCCGCAATTTCTAAATTTAAGTATTTGTTAAACAGGGCATCAATTCGCCCGTTCCCGCCAAGTTTTTTATAACTAGAGTGCATTTTGTGGATAATATCCGACTCATGAACCGTGGTATATCCACGTTTTAAAGCAACAGTGATATCACGTTCTAACCGTAGATACATAGTAGCTAGATGAGCCTCATCATGCACCGCTAACTTGTTATTGATTTCAGTGATATTTTTCTTATTTTCCTCACCAATAGCATGAATTGTGTCCAGTTCACCTTTTAGCTCCTTGAACTGTTCCTTGTTGAGGTTCCCTGCTTTACTAGCTCTCATCCCAAACCAACCAGTAGCGACAACTCCGATTGTAGGCGCTAGTTGTGTGATAGCGTGTATTAATTTCTCAATTGCTTCTGACCATGACATAAGCTGCTCCTTAGATATGGTCTACGTTACTTTTTGGCGGAACCCATTTCCAAACTGCGACAATGCCATTACGTGACATTTCCCCTTCAAATTCCTTGATTGTTTGACCCGTGTATTCAAATTCACGGTTAACCTGAACGATTACGTGTTTACCTTCTCCGTTTTGCTCGACGTGGTCAGGGTCTTCAATCGTAACCAAGTCTTCCTCAAAATAGGTTTCTCCACGTTTTAAAACTGGTAGCAAGCTAACCAAATCCTTGTAGATAGTACCGTAAACAATGTTCTCACTCATTACCGAATTTAGAACCATGATTTTAATCATGCGTTGAGTGAGGATATTTGTTTCTTGTTGTTGTTTAACAATTTTAGATAATTCATCTTGTTTATTCTTAGCCATGACCAAGTCTTGTTGCGCCTTTACAATGGCGCTGCCTGGATCTAGCTCGGATTTTAGGATATCCAACACCGCCTGAATCAAAACATCGTCAGAATCGCCTGTCCGGTCTCCTGCGAGCTCACGCATGTTCGTACTGTATCGAGTCCCATCCTCTAAACGGATTTCAACTACTGTTCGGATATTGTCTCCAAAACCTCGTGTATAAGGCTTGCTTGCTAGTTCATAATTGTTAATTGCCATTTACCATTTTCCCTTTCACTTCTTCAAATTTTGCTTTGAGTTCTTCGTCAGACTCAATAATCTGCTTCATTTGCTCAAGTTCCATCGCTGTAACTGTGTAAAGAGCTTCCAAAGTTGCTGATTGAGTAGCTTCTTTGCTGAATTTGTCACCCAACGATTTAATCGCTAGACTACTGATTTGTTCATTCATTTTCTAATTTCTCCAATCTGTGTTTTAATTTTTTGTTTTCAAGAGCAAGCTCCTGAATGGCTTTGAGAGCGATATTAGTCAATCTGAGATTATCCAGGTTCAGAGTATCTCCGTTTTTATAGACAAGCGTAGGATCTACTGCTTGAACCTCTTGGGCAATCAAACCAATCTTCGTGTGTGCTTGTTGTGGTCTATCCTCTTGCTTCTTCCAATCGTATTCCTTGAATTGGAATTGCTGGATATAGTCAAGAGCCTTGTGCTCGCAAACAACGATATTTTCTTTCAAACGTCTGTCTGAGAAGTGCTTATTGATAACTTCCCATAAACTGTATGCAGAGCCGTTATACGTGTAGTAGATATCATTACCTGACCCACCAAAATCAAGAGAGATGTTTGAATTCCAATAACCGATTTTGGCAGTGTCTTTTCCGCCAACATTCCCTTTCACGGTCTTAAGCCAACCAATTCCTTTGGCCTTGATGTAGCCTTCAACTGTTAATAGAAAATCATCGCTTTCGCTTGCAGTATTTCCGGTCGTAAAGTCCGAGTCTTTGTAGATAAATAAACCATAAGGAACGTCTTCACCACGGCCATAGGAACCGATAAATTGAACCCCTAATCCATCTTTTGAATCGACCGTTCGAGGTACATTAATCTGTAGACCGCCATTGACAGTATCAAACGAACCGTAAGAACCTAGTTGAATTTTGGTGTGACCTGTCAATGTTCCACCATAGATGCTGGCCCCTCTAATCGTTCCACCGTAAATCCTATCACCGCTTAAAATACCTGAGCGGACTTGACTTGCATCAATCGCAACACTCTGGACACGGTTAATAAAGGCTTGTTTAGCAAAGAGCGAGTCTGCGAGTAAATTATTTGCTGTAAATTTATTCGCCATCGCCTGGTCAAATATGAGCTTATCAGCAGTAATTGAATTCGCTCGTATAACATCCGCATTCAGAGTCGCAAACGTACCCTCACCGACAAACAAGCGCTTGAAGTAACCTTGAATAGCCGTGAGTTCGTCCAGCAAGGTCTTACCCTTCAATCGAATCTTCTCTGCTTCAATCAAAATCTGATTGTTCGTAGCATTGATTTGAGAAACAATCGAACCAGCGCTTGTCAAATTCTGAACGGCCCATGAACCAGCTAGCTGATTCACTCGTGTTCTAGTCGCTTCTGCGATCTGTTGAGCCTGATTTACCTGTTCTGCCACCTGAACAGCTTTAGCTTGGGCGTTCTCTGCCAATTGCTTAGCGTTATCTGTAGCTTTGTAAGCATCGTCGAATTGGCTTGGTTTGTAAGAGCTCGATCTAGATCCTCTTACTAGAATAGGCTCTTTAATCTCTACATAACCATTTTTGACGAGGTAGAAATAAAGCGGATAGCCATTGCCTGTTCCAAAATCAAAGTCTTCAGTCATCGTGAACGTGCCTTGAAATTCTTGCCAGTCGCTAGAAACAGGTGTTTGAGCGTTTGCTATGATCTTCTGTAAAACGCTCTTATTTCGTGAGTGATTTTTGATAACTACACAAAATTCATGGTCTAGTTGTCGTCTGATTTTATATTTAAATCCTAGCGTGTACACTTCGCCTTTTAATATTTTCGGGACATAAATCGGTAACGTGAACCCGCTCCAATTGAAGTTAGTCAAACCTACTGCGTTGATAGCAAACATCCCGTTTTGAGGACCTAACGAAACTCCTGAACGTTGACCTGTAAGTGTGTATTTATCGAGAGTTTCGGAATTCACAATTAGATTGTTATCGCTAACAAAGAAATTTCCGACTTCCGTCTGAAAAATACTACTAGACATAACAAGTCTTGAAACCTTGTCTGGTAATCCTTGCTCAGTCGTCCCTAGAATCCGCTCATAGAGCTGACTTGTCTCTCTAACTCTTTGAAAATCTGTGATTTCAACCTTTTTGGCCAATTGATTTGAAAGGTTAGCAATCTGGTTGTCAGAGCTGGCTTTGTTATTCGTTACTTGATTAGTAAGGTTTGCGATCTTACCATCAGTTCCTTGCTTTTCGGTTGTGAGACGATTTGACAAGTTACTGATTTGGCCATCTGCGACCTGCTTATAAGTCGTAACTTGACTGGAAATATCCGTGAACTTGCCATCTACAGATTGACGATAGTTTGCAAGTCGTGTTGTAAGTTCATTACTTGCATTTTTCTTGGCTTCTTCGATTCGTTGGTTGATTCCGCGGACATCTTCCTGATAAGTTGCTTTACCTACATAGTCCCTTGTTACCAGCTCCCGTACAGCCGTCGCTTGTCTAGCGCTCTCCTCACGAGCATATCGCTGCAAGCTCTCTTGTCGCTGGCCGTCTTGATTGACGTAACGCTCAACTGCCGTCATCTTAGCAGATAATCCATCAGCTGTTTTCTCGAATTCTGTTTTTGCTAATTTGATTTCACTTTTGGCTCCAGAAATCAAATTGTTCGTATCCGTTTGAAGCTTAGCAAATGTCTCAGTCAGGCCAGCCACATCTTGTTTGACCTCTGATTTCGTTGCAAAGCCGTTCATCTGGCCAGTCATACGACTCAACATTTCGTCTGTTGTCCTACGATATTCGCTGTTAGTTTTTACTTCTTTCTTAACCTCTCGGTCGATTTCTCCTAAAGTATTGAATGTTATATCTCTCATACTTTCAGAATCTCTTTTCAAGGCATCTAATCGTCTACTAGCCATCCTACCGATTTTAAGCGCTTCTTCTGCAAGCGATGTGTTCGCGCCAGATTTTTCTAAAGCTTCTTCAGCTTTGCGGTTAGCTTCTTGTAGAGGGCCATTGTTAAAACTATTGAACCTTTGGTCGATAGTATCAGATAGTTGACGCTTGACTTCTTCAGCCTTGGCTTTTGCCAGTTCGACTTGATTACTAAAATCTTTTTTGATTTTTTCGACCTTCTGGTCAAATCCTTTATCTGCTTCCTCGATTTGGTTTTGGATTTGAGCTTCAAATTCGTTGAATTGTTCAATCTTCTTCGTGAGCGTTCCTGCATACGAATATTGCGCATCATTACCAGCTTTACTGTCGGCACTAATACGACCACGAAGTCCACCTTTAAAGTTGAAAGATTGGCTCAAAACTGGAGATTTGAACGTTTCTCCCTTATTCGTTTTGATTGTCACCCATTGACCAACCTCAAGAAGAAGATGCCCTTGAAAATTCAGATTGAATGGATAGTATCGAATATCCTTGATTTTGTGATAAAGGTTATCCAAAATCACTTGAGACATGAACAAATTATCCAATTCCAATGAGCGACCAGTGCGCATTCCGACCGTAAGTGTCTCTTTATCTTTCTTGCAGGTTATCCCTGCAATCTGATACTCGATTTCACTCTTGGTCAATCCGTGCATGAAGTAGCTATCTGCTGTAATCACGATGCCTGAGTCAGTTAACTCTTTGATTTCAAGTTTTCCTTCTCGATTGAAAAAGCAAGACATCCCGAGCATTTGAGATGCTAGACTCAAGACGTCTCTGAATGTCATTTTTTTCTCGCTAGGAATTTTCTCGACTTGGTAATTCATGGATGAAATATCCATGTTTTCGTTGGCAAGTTCGATACCTGTTTTTAAGCAGATTTCTTTGATGACGTGTCTGATTTCAGCAGGATAGGTCAGAGATGTGATGTGTTCACGATTGAGTTTGAACATCCCATCCATCAAATCAAGCGTAGTCGTGTTACGGTTTCGGTCAATTTCAATGTCGTTGATGAAATATTCACCCATCTTCACCCATTCATAGGTTCCATCAACCAAAAGGCCGATTTCAGGGTAAATCTTATCTAGCTTATTGAATGTTGTGATAATACTTGTGAACGTAATCTTACCACTTCCGGCGCATGTTCCACCCGGCTTGTAAGCATCACCTTTGATATAGCCGTAATCAAAACTAGCCTCTTTGATGTCTCTGGATTGATACTGTCCCACTCTGATAGCAAGAGTACGGTTCTTAGCGAACATCGCTTCATTGAATTTCTTTCGTCTGAATATATCCATGTTCTAACCTACCTTTCTATCAGATTGAATTTAGCACCAGACCAAGGCTTGAACTTTTCAGTAAATGAATAGCTTGGTGCTGTCCTATCACCGACATAGAAAGTCCTTGTTGTTTGACCAAATACTGGATCAGGATATGAAACTTCAAAAAAGACTACTGATACGGCATTTAAAAGCTGACTCATTTCTTCCTGAGTCAGCATACCCCATTCACAATCTAATTTCCGTTTGGTCGTGATACGGTCACGAACCATGTCACCATTGGCATTGCGACCTGTTTCTCCGTCGATATCCTGAATACCGACCTGAAAAGATTTGGGAGGCTTGACAGCCACCCCATTGATAATTAAGCGTGCCATTTTACCCCCCCTTTAAATGTTAATCAAGACTTGTCCTGCACGTTCTTGTTCTCGATTGATTTCTTGGATGGCTACACGTCCGAATTCGTGTCCACCAATCATGATGACGATGTCACCGCTACCGCTGAAGCCTCCTGACTGTGGTAAACCACCACCTAGAGCATTAACAACGGCACCACCTACGATGCGACCCATAGTCTGCAAGAATCCAGTATTTTCAAGAGGCATAACGACCTCTTTACCAGCTTCACCAATCATGGCTACAGTAGGACTATCAACGATACCACCACGGGCTAGTCGAGGCAGACTCACATAGCCGATACCACCAAGAGATACTCCAGGGATTTTGTTAATCATACCAATAACGCCGTTGATCATACCGATGAAGCCGTTGACTACATTTTCAATCGTTCCAAGAACTGCATTGACCGCACTTCTGAATGCGCCACCTACTGCATCGCCAACCATTTGACCGGCGTTCACGAAGATGCTTTTAACCGTATCCCAAACTCCAGAAAAGAAGCTACCGATTGAGCTGAAAGCATTTGTAACTGCGTTGTAAGCTCTCGTGAAGATATCTCCAAACCAAGAGGAAACATTTGCTAGGGCGTTCTTAACATCCGCCCATCTTTCAGTAAACCAATTACCAAGACTGCTGAACACATTTGTCAAGCCAGTCCATGCTTTTTGGAACATATCAGTAAACCACGTTCCGACATTTGCTAGAGCGGTTGTGATATCGTTCCAGCGCGCCGTGAACCATTCTCCAAGCGACGTGAAAATGGACACAATACCGTCCCAAATTCCTTGGAAGATTGCTACAATCGTATCCCAGATAACTTTCAAAACCGCCACTGTTAAATCTAACAATGCAGTAAGGAGTGCTGATAGGATGTTCATGAGGGCATCGCCCGTCTCGGTGAAGCCGTCAAAAATCTTGTTCATATCACTGGTAAGGATACCTGTGATAATATCAAACACGCCTTTGAGGAAATCGGCTATACCTCCGAATACATCAGCGATTGTGTTGAATAATACGCGGAAGACTTCTCCGATATACTCAAGAGTTGGAGCTAGAACTCTCGTCAATTGCTCAACGATAAAGCCAACTACTGGTAAAACGTAAGCGTTGATGACTTGTGACATTTCTTGGAAACTTGCGATCATTTCCAAAATCTTCTGTATCATTGGTGAAATGTGCTTACCGATTGTATCGGAGAAACCTTGACCGATTTTCTTGATAATAGGTTGGATGTGTTCGTTCCAGCCTTTCACAAAAGAGCCAATAATATTTGATATGCTTTTAGAAATCAATTCAATCGTTGGGCGATAGTAATTATCATACACACGACTGATTGAATCAGACATATCATTGATTGCTTGTTCAGCACTTTCAAAGATTGGAGCGATGTCAGACAAAGTATTTGAGAAAATTTCAGCAATGCCAGGCATGTTATCCGTAACAATTCGCTCAATTCCTTGCATAAGGTCGCCACCGAACTTGTAGCTAATCTCTACAATACTTGAACGAATCGCTAAAATAGACGACACAATCGAACTTCCAATGCGAATGGCGCCAGTCGATGTAATGACATCATAGAAGCCGTCTGCGAACGCTTGAGCGATATTTCCAGCCGATACAAACATATTGCCTGTGTTCTCAAACTCTGCCACCAGAGCGCGGATGATGCGCTCTTTTTGGCGCCCTAGACCATTTGCGATGCTTTCGGCAAGAAAGACACCGATTCCGACTCCGACCGTTCCGATTGAACCTGCAATCTGCCCTAGTGCATAAGCGATTTTCTCGGTCATGCCATTGAAGGCATTAACTACCCGTGGATCCGTTGCTATTTCTTCAAGTGTAGTCTTGATTTGACCAAGACCAATCTTGATACGTTCTAGACCTTCAGCTCTAAATGCAGCGGTAAAACCTTTGTTAAAGAGGTCTGTTAAACCTTTCAACTTGTCGCCAAGACCATCAAAGATGCTCTTGAATTGGTTATCCATGTCAGTAAGAGCAATTTCTGGCAAGATATCTTTGAAAGGTCCGCTACCGCCACCCTTCCCTTTCTTGCCTTTTCCTCCACCGCCACCTTTACCTTTACCAGCCCCGTCGCCATCGTCAGAATCGTCTTTTTTGCCTAGTAGATTGATTTCATCAAATCCCATTAGACCAAGCAATTCCTTAACAGCTTTTTTAGCTGATTTGGCTGTGTCGTCGAGGTTATCGGCCATACCACCTGAAGCATCATCTGCATCGCCCATAGCATCTGCTAGGTCGCCTGCACCACCTGCTGCGTCTTGCAATGAACCGTTCATGTCATTGACTGCACCAGCTACACCACCGTCTTTTACGGTTGCTTTCTTGTTAAACATCAAAGCGATAAACTCTGCTAGTTTGCCAGTGACATTTTTCAAAACCATAGCGAATGAGTTCAAGACAGGCATAATAGCGTTGATAATCGGCAAGAATGCGTTACCTACGTTAAGCGCTGCATCTTTCAGTAACGATTTGAACAAGCTGATACGCCCGTTGACAGACTGAGACAAGGTCGTGCCATACTTAGCAGTTGCCTGCTCCAGAATAGCCATTAAACGGATTTGTTGTTGAGTTTGGTAATCAAGTTGGTCCCAGCTTTGTCCATTTGCAAAGCGTTTGAACGCTTCTGTGGATTGAATCATAGCCACATTGACGTTGATTCCTAAATCCTCAATACTTTCCGTGTTACCAAGCAAACCTGAACGAATCCGCTCCATAACGTCTGTGATGCTACGACCTGAACCTTCAGCTACTACTGCGGATGTCTGAAGCATCTTAGCAGTATAAGCACTAAGCTTGTTTGAGTCTTTGATGAATCCAGAAAATAAGTTTGAATAAACCGCCCCGTATTTTGTCGCTTCACCAACACCCATGTTCATAGCGCTCGCATTGTCGTTAACCCATTTTAAGAACGTCTGTGAGCTCTCGCCCATTTGGCGCTTGATTTGGTTGACCGATGCCGTAACTTCTAGAGCCATTTGAGTCGAATACATACCGACATCAAGCATCTTTTTGCCAAGATACGCCAATCCAGCAAATTTCGCTAATTTAGCAAATGTACCCAACATAGAACCGGACTGTGTCTTAATCTTGTTGGTTGATTCTTGGACCTTGCCAGATGCATTTTTGACTCTGTTCTCGACTTCTTTCATCTTGTTCTTGAAAGGTGCGATTTCAGCATCAATCATTACCTTGAGCTCGTCAAGAGTAACTCCCATCTATTCTCCTTTCATCTTCATTTTTCGATTATGACTCTCAGCGAATGCTCGCATACGTTCCTTATGCATTTTCGTTTCTTGTTCTTGCCTTGCCTTCTCAACTTGAGCCCTTTCTTCCTGGAACAATTCAGGCGCATAGTCCCAAACATCAAGCAGTTTAGCTTCTTTAGAGAGCAATAAGGATACGTTGTTCGCTATCATCTGCGAAAGTCTGTAAGATTCAACAATTTTTTCTTTTTGTTTTTGAATAGTGACACGATTATGGCTTTCAATCATGTCTCTGATTTCAAGTATGGTTAAATCCCAAAAATCGAGAGGCTTTCCTCCAATATCTAAGAACATCGGATATAGCCTCTCAACCATTTCTTTTACTGAATGGACAGCAGTCTCTTCTAGTCGACTACTTCCAGCTTGATTTTCTTGGGAGCTTTCTTCTTGCTTGGTTTCTCCCGTGGCATAAAACCCGATACTTGAAGCATCGGCAAAATAATGTCTGCCATGAACGCTGCCTGGTCTCCACCGTTATCTACGTAGTCATCGTATAGGTCAGACACATCTTCAAATGAGATTCCATGCTCAAACTTTTGAAGTGCTCCATGGGTCAATAACAACATGACTTTAAGAGGAGGTAAAGCAAAGGCTTCTCCCTCAGATGGCATGAATACCTTGAGCAAGTTCGCTCCGATTTTTTCTTCGACTTTCGTCGCTTGCAAGGATGTGAGGCGAAGCTTCAACTCCTTGTCCTCACTAACTTTCCAAGTTGCGTATGGTAGAGCCATTCATTAACCTCCAATTCCGTCAGTGAATTCAAGTTCAGATTGTAATGCGATTTTAAGAGTAAACTCAATTACAGAGTTCACACCACCACCACCAAGCTTGACAGATACCTGTCCTTCAAATTTAACCTTGGTGTTGTCTGGGTATGTTTGCTCAAAGAAAAGTTTTGTCTTGTTGTCTGCTGCGTTACGCAAAATACGATAAGGAGCATTTACTCCGTCATTCTTGTATGCGAATTTGTACTCAAGTTCTCCAGCATCGCCAATACCGAACTCATATTTTTTAACTTTATCTTCAAGGGTGGTATTCTCAACCTTTTCAGGTTCAATACCGAATTCAGGTACTTCTTTAAGTCCTGCAAGTTTTGTATAAGTTCCTTTAGCTGTTCCATAAGCTAGCGTAATTCCGTTTGCTAACATGTATTAATTCTCCATTCTATATTGATAAACAAGATCAGAGTCAAGGTCGACAATACCTTCAAATCTCATCAATTTATGCCTCAAATGAGAGGGGTCAGGGATATCTTGGCTTTCAATTCTACGCAAACCCAATGAAGCAAAAATCTCATTGATTTTAACTGCGAGGTTGCTAGTGCTATCATTATCGAAGATATCAACCTTATAGCGAATTGATGTTTTTTGTTCTTTGTCGTCGAACCATTCGCCTGGCTTGTTTTGTTCTTCCAAAAAAATAACGACTGGGAAGTGCTCCCAATCGCTTGGATAAGTGTCGGTCACATTGTCTGCAACCTTCTGCAATTCTTTAAAAATAACTGGCTTAATATTAATCATCTTATCTGTTCTCTAATCTTTCTACTAACGTATTTTGAAATGTTATTTGATATACGGTCATGATTGTCTTTTAAAGCGGGGTACAAGAAAGGTTGTGCTGGTTGACCATACATCTTGTAGAACTCTCCCATCTTTTGAAAATGGTAAGGCCCTACGTCGATTTGATCCTCATGCACGTACCACGGACTAGACCGATAAGACACGCTCACTTCTGGAGATATACCAGAATGATTCTCTTGTCCATTCGGACCCGTTCCAAGTTCGACATAGGCGCCATGGTCTGAGTTCGTGAAGACTTCACTCGATATCTTGTTACCGTTTATTTTCAAACGTACTCCAATGCTATTTCTCAACTCACCCTCATTTGCGGGCGCTCTAAGTTTAGCATCTGCTTGTACGACTGTTTTGGCAGCATGCAAGACCGCTTGTCCTACTATCTCGTTACTCTTCGCACCGTATAGCTTCCGACACTTAGCGATTAAGCTATCTGCCCCGATTAAACCTGACACGTTCTAACTCCAAAACTTGATGATGACTATATACCTTCTTTGAGATAACCCGATGCGTGACTTCTGCCTTGCTATCGATACAGACACCGTCTTTCACGTTGATATCTGTATCTTTGCTCGCATTCGCATTTAGGATATCGTTGACACGTTCACCGTAAATCTCAGATTGTAGCTTGCTAGTCGCTGGCCACAACTCAAGTCTTACTTCCTCAACCTCGTCCGCATATCCCTCTTTAGCAACACCCTCATTCGTTACGGTCTTCTTGAACCGCTTGAGGTTGTAAGGCTTTAGTCTATTCTTTTTCAAAAACATGGCCTGCCACCCTCGCTAAGCGATGCATCCGAATACGTTGTAAAATCCCCGTAGACAATCCGTTTTCTCCGTAAGTAATAGATATACCTCCTTCGCTTCTAGATTGCTCTCCCTCGTTTCCTGAACGATTGTAGAGCTCAATTACAAGCTCCGGGATAAGTCTTTCAAGCGCAGGTGTTAGATTGTCTCGATTAGTTTCTGATAAAATGATGTTTTCTGCCCGTAAAATCAAAGACGAGAGGACTGCTTCGTCACTCTCGCCTGTCAATATTTTAAGTTTTCCAAGTTCCATAAGACCTCCTAATCTAAAGGAGTCGTCTCGTCTCCTTGTGCTTCGGTTTCTTCTTCGTCAATGACTTCAACTACATCTGCGATATCAACCGAGAATCCTTCTTCAAGATTGTGAGACAGTTCATCAAAGCGTTCTTCTGTCATCTCAAAGACTTCATTCTCTTGGCGAACCACTTGTGCTTGCCAATCATTAAACGCTTGTTTGACTCTGACTTTCATGTGTCAGACCTTATTTCTTGATTTCTGCAAGCACGACTTTAGAATCGTCTGAAACGGCCACTGTGTAGAATTCGTCGATTGAGATTTCAGTAGAGCGTTTCAATGATTTACGGTCTACTTCAACGTTTGGATCGCGTTTGAGATAGACTGTCAATGCTGCAGTATCTTTTTCAGTTTCGTCATCATGAGTAAGTTTGATGATTGGGCAAGTGTAGAATGCGCTAGTTGTATCGAGAGTAACCTTCTTAGTAGGAACAATACGAGTGTTAGCGATTGTACCAATTTCACCAGTCATTACAACTTGGTTTGGATATTTATCCGCTGAAATGAAATTAGGATCTTTACGAAGAGTTGTGACTTGTTTTGGATTAACAAACATAACCTTTTCAGTATTGACTTCTTCTTCAAACAAATCAATAGCATCTACGATTACATCATAGCTGATTGCTTTTGTTTTAGAGTCATGCTTGCGAGTGTTTGTTTTCAAAAGAGCATCCATTGCATCGTTATCAATTTTAGATGCGATAGAAAGTGCAAGTTGGTTTTCAGCGTTACCAACTGGATCACCATAACCAGAAAGAACAGCTTCATCTGTCAATTCAACAGCTTTCATAGCCTTCTTAATTGTAGCAGTCTTAGTAGATGTACCAAGGACTACAACGCCAGCTTCTACACCTTCGTTTACGTCTTCAGCATCACCGATATAAGTGTAAGATGGTACTGTGATTGTGTTCCCTGGTACGCCTTCAAGTGTACGGTCGATAGCTGCGAATGGAATTACTTGCAATTTCTTTGGTAGTTTAGCTGCAATCATGTCTCCCATTACTTCAGGATTTACAAGATTTGCGATTTTAGTTTGTGCCATATGTTAAATTCTCCTTTTTGGTCAATTCAAAAATGAGTTATACAATTCAGGGTTCGACTGCTTCAATGCAGCCTTCTCTGAGTGACTCATTTGGAAAAATTGAGCTCTTGAGAGCCCTGTTGATTGTTGTGGCGCAGTCTTGATAGGTGCGCTACCTTTCATTCGGTCGGATACACCTTTCTGGACTGCATCCTCCCAAGTTTTCTGAATGCTCGCAACTGATTCAGTCACGGTTTCAGCGTTTGACAAATCAACCACGGCTACTAATTCAACTGGTAAGCCACGTTCACTTAACATTGCTTTAGCTTCTGCGGTCAATTCTTTGCGAGCAATCGCTTGTTCACGATTAGCTAGTTCTTGCTCACGCTGATCTAACTGATATTTTTGTTTCTCGTCAGCGTTCATCTTAGCAAGTTTCTTAGCTTCGTTTTCCTTGGCTTCTTGCTCTGATTTCCACTTAGCAAACTTCTTGTCGATGATAGCATCGACTTCTGCATCTGTGTACTTTTTCTCGTCTTGCGGTTGTGTTTCGATAGTAGGTTCTGCAGGTACCCCTTGAGCTTCAACCGTTTCGACTGTTTGTGTTTCTTCGTTCATTACGAACCTCCTATTTTTAAAGTCGTCCCCGACTGTGTAATTCCATGGCTTTTAGTGTCGTCAATGCTCGGACAATAAGGCGCCCCAGCGGACTCGAACCGCTCGCCAGATTTCAAGACTCGAACTTGATTAACCTGTGAGATAGAATCGAACTATCTCCCCTTCGGGCGCATATAAAAAACCGCATCAAATCTGATACGGTTTATAGCAATTTACAGTGATTTATAGCAGTCTATTCCTGCCAGTCAAGATGTTGGATCACCTCCTAATCTTTAATAGCACGATTTGAAACCTTGGCGTAAACATCCACATAAGTCTCTTTCTTGTCTCCGTTATGCGTGATTTCTGCATAATTTCCACAAGGCTCGCTTGATGTAATTGTGTTCGTACTAACAAGAGCTTTCCAATTTTGAAGGGTCTTGCTAAACCAAACTACAAAGCAATCTTCTGCTTTGATTTCACGATCTGATAAGCGCGAAAATTCTTGTGATGCCAATTGTTTTGCTTTTTCTAACATTTCATTCCTCCGTTTTTTCATATGTTTCTGCAAAAATATCAGGCTTGCATGGATAAAATTCACCTTGCACGCCTTTGATGATGTAGTCACCTTCTGTTGCAATCATCAATCCTTCAAGTGTTTCTATTTTTAAAATTGGATTATCTAGGTCAGCATAATCAATCCGAACTGGATCTAATCCTAATTCTGACAATTTTAAAATCGATTCTTCAGTATCTACGAACTGAACGGCCTCAATGACTACTGGTTTCTTTCTATATTTCATTTCTTCGATCCTTTCTTTACACCTTCAATTATTCCGCTGATCACGGCCAGAATAATAAAGATTAACAACAAGAATACCAACCACCCGAAAGCGATTGACACCCATTCCCAAATGAACATTTTGTCTCCTTTCTGAGCATAAGAAAAGCACCTAGATTATTCTAAGTGCTTAAGTAGTGAATTGCATTTTTATATTTTTTAACACGCTCGTAGTCTGTATTGGTAACGGATTTCAAACGTGATAAATCTGAGTTGTGTTTCAAATCTGCAAGTTTTACAATTCTTGCTAAATTATTTGATTTCACTTTTTCAAGATATTCTTGATAACTTTGACCTTTTTTCTTTGTCAAAATTTGTACTGCTGTAACAACTTCATTTGACAAACCCGACGCCAATAAATCATCGGCAGTTACATCACTATCCTCAATTACATCATGCAAAAGAGCGACAGCTTTTTCTTGTTCAGTTTTGACTTGGCTGGCCACATAGAGAGGATGTTGTATGTAATCAATACCCGCTTTATCCATCTGACCTGCATGTGCTTTTTTTGCAATAGCTAAGGCAATATCAATCATGCCGCTACCATCCTGTCGATATAAGCAAATGCATCCCTTTCTGGAATTTCTTCGAAATCCGTGAAGTCATTGAAAAAGATTTTATTAAACCAATCAATGCTATCAACCCACTTTTTTTCGATATCAAAAACTTGCATGACACCATCAATTAAACGAAGCACTTGAGGATTGTTCGTCGTTGTGTGGTAGTATTTAATATCTTTCATATCACTTCACCCTCTCTATATTTTTAGGAATCTCAAGCTCATTGCTTAAATTAAGCATTTCTTTAAATAATTTCATACGTTCTCGATCAGATATATTCGTATCACGATATTTCTCATAAAGCTCATGTAATGGACCATTCTTTAAATCAAAACTTTCCTGAGTATGATACTGCATTTCAAAGTTGATACCATCTTTTTCAACGACTGTATTCACACCTTTATATGGTCCATCTATTAGCCAAGTATTTTTTACTTTAACAACTTTATAACCCTCTGCAATAAGCTCCTGTTTCATCTTTAAATACTCTTTTGCAAAAGTATCGGGATCGAAAATAGTTGTATACCGCAAAGCATCGTTAATTTTACTTGTAGCCTTTGATAAACTTATATTTTCAGCTTGGCTATCTGTTGTAATTTTACGAGCTAATGACTCAGCTGTTTTCTTCCGAAATTCAAGACCAGCGAGTTTATTTTCACCAGCAATACGTTGCATATCGCTTGTGATTTTTGGCTCGGCTTTCGAAATCTTGGACAACAGTTGCTCACTATAGAATCTTGCTTTAGTTTCCCTTGTACCTTGATTATACCCCTTTTGTTTTCTTTTCGCAACATATTCGCTATACCACTCGTCGTAAGTCATATCAGCAGGTACGTACTCGACCTTGCCTGTCTCTGGATTTCTAGCCCTGCGCTCTAACTTGCTGTAGTCTATATCGTCATCATGAGCGATGGTCGTAGATCTGCACCATGGATGTAGAGGTGGATAGTTCACACCAGGTACGGCCTCGTCTGTATTATAGACCTTGTTGTCGTGTTGTTGACAAATGTGAGACGTGCGCTTGTCTAAGACTGCTACGAATTTATACTTTGTAATCTCAGCATCTTCATAGCTAAGCAGTTCCATCTGGTTATGGAAGAACGCTGACTCAGTGCGAACTAAACGTCTTGCTTTGCCTTTCCCGACCTCAAACCGTTCAGCGATTGCTTGAGATGTATCTCTTACGCTTCGACCAGTCATAAGACTTACTAAAAGCTCGTCTTTCACGCTTGAAGCAAGCGCCCCTGTGTTTGACCATATCCTGTCAGAATAGGCATCTCCTGACCATTTAAGAGCCTTTAAACGCTTGATTTCAGTTTCAGGTAGCCCAGAGAAGTGATAAGCCAATCCTGTCTGTTGTTGTAAGTCAAAAGTAGCCTTGTAATAGCTATCCTTCATGAGGTCGCCATAGAACTCATCTGAGCCTTGTTTTTCAGAAAGATAGATAGAGCTACGCATAAGGTTTAAATCGTCGCTCAAACGCTCTAGGCGCTTCATACGGAAAGAATAAGCTGGACTGTCTAAGTCAGCAAGTAACCGTTGTATGTTCGGGTCATTGGGTCTAGCTTCAAGCATTCTGCGTAATTCAGCTAGGTCTTTTTTATTCTTCATAGTCTTTAAGACCTGACGAGCAACATTCTCACTTAAACCGTAATCACGCTGAAATTTATCAAAGATTTTATTTATTTCTTTGTCAAGGTAAGCCTTGGCTTCTTCGTAGACCTTGTCAAACTTATCCGCTTGCTTCTCGGCCTTGTCCATCTGCTCATAGATGAGATTAGCCTTCCTCTTGGTCCAATAGTCCTCGTTCTTCATCTGTCACCTCTTCGTCCGGCTTCGTGTTAACCTGGTTAAAGAATGGCACACGTTCCATGTTCTTTTCTTTCTCTTCTTCGAGGTCTTCCAATTCAGCGTCAGGATCCTCGACGAATGGTAAGAGAGAAATAAGCTGACGAAGTGACACCTTGCCTTCAAGATTATTGATAACCTGTGACAATTCAAGTAAGTTCTTAGGTAAACCACGGCTAAACTGTGGCACAATTGAGTGTGCCTCAAGAGCAATCTGCTGCATACCTAGATAATGCGCGAAGATGGCAATACGCTGTCTAAGGCCTCGCTTGTAGTTCGCTTCTTTGGTCTTAGTAATCATTTCAAGGCCTAATAGCTTGAATTCCATGGCTACGCCCGAGCTATTGCCTGCAAAGTTCTCATCTGTCAAATTTGGCACATGGCTAAATGTGTAGATGTCTTCCTTCAGAGCCTTACGCAAGATTTCAGTAGCGCCCTCGTCCAAAGCATTCTTCAAGAAATCAGCCTTGGCATCTGCTGGCAACTCTAAAAGTCCTTCTTCAGCAAGGATTCTCATTGCTTCTCTAGCATCTTCCAGGTTGTCAGCCAATTGCGCTCCGTATAATACAAGAATAGACTCAACTGCTTGTTCTTTGTCATTGACACGATTACCCATCAACGAGTTATAAGCATCGATTAAGCTAATCTGTTGCTCATAATCACCAATCGCGAAATGATTGTTTCGGTATTCAATGATTGGAACCTGACCAAGATTGTGAGGTTCTACTTGTTCATTCTGTGTTGTTCCTGCACTTGAATCATGCAGCACAATGTGATAGTGCAGATTTTGAGTAAAGACTTCCACTTGATACTTGGTAGCATCCTTTGTATCATCCTTGATTTCGTAGTAATAAACCGCAAATAGAACCTTACGTTCGATGCTATCATCATAAACCAGGAATACATTCTCGGGATCTACACTAGTCGAATCAAGTTCAGTCAATCCTTCTTTTGCATAGATGTATTCGTAAGCACGTCCATAGATAGACATATTCAAAGCGTTCTGTGTATCTACCTGGTCAATCTCAGCACCGTCGAATGCTACCAACAAGGATTCGATATCACCTTCGGCAGTATTGTTGTACTTAACAGCATTGCCCATAAAGTAACCTGTGGCAGTGTCCGAAATATCTTTCGCATGGTTTGCTACTGTTTTAAAGTTTGGAGCGTTCTTGTTTCGTCGCTCATGATTTAAAATAGCATGCTCACCCATGTAGTATTTCTTCAAACCCTTCAAACGCTGGCGTTCTTGCGTGTGTTTCTGAATCAGCTTATAAATCAATTTCTTGTTCAAAGCTGTTTCGTCATATCCCTCTCTCGGATAAGTTAAAATCTGATACATTTAATTCCTTTCTATAAACCATAAAGAGATTTTCTCTTAACGGTTGCTTTTGGTTGCGAATGTTGTGAGTAAATCGCATAACGCACCGCATCAAGCACGTCGTCATTCTCTTTCACTGGCTCGCCTGTCTTTTCGTTCCAGATGTATTGATAAACCTCATCTTTGAACTTGCTGACCTTGTTTGATACAACAAAAAAGCGCCCAGCTTTCATAAACTTAGCGACTTCTTCAATCCCTGACAAGACCGCTTTGTTTGCGTTGAACGTCTTGATTTGTTCCCTCTGAAATCTGGCTACGTGTTCAGGTCGTGCGCTATCCGCCCAAAACGTGATGTTTCCATAACGGCTTTTTATATCTTTAGCAACACCTACCCAGAAATCAATCTCTTCATGTTGGTGTGCATGTTCCTCGACTAAGTAGATAGAACCGTCTGCTGACTCTCCGATGACCACGATAGAGCCGTAGTGTTCGTACCCCCAGTCGACACCAGCATAGAACCTAACTAAATCATCTGGGGCGTTATCGATATACATGTCCTCTTTAAAGTCACGATACACGGCACCCTCACCAGTTACCCAGCGACCGTAAATACCACGCTCGGTAAACATACCAGACGGAGTCGTAGCTATTAGGTTGTCAACGTATCGCTGGTTCAAGAATGTGTTATCAAAGATTGTAAAATGGTTGGCGAGGATTTTCTCACCGTCCGCTTTATCAATATAATCAACCTTAAGCCAATGCTTCGGGTGGTCTGGGTTAGTGTCGCAGATAACTCTAGCACCAAGACCAGAGCAACGCTTTAGGATTTCGTCAAATACCGCCTTATTTGCCAGCGTAGCCTCGTTTACATACGCTCCGAATGCTGTCATACCACGGATAGCTTTTAGACCCGCTATGGAGCCTGTAAACGTTGTGACGACGTATACTCCGAAAAGCGTAAAATTTCCGTGTCTATCAAACTTAAAATCGTAATTGTACGAGTCCGAGATTTCTCTTAGTATATTTGTTTGAAGCGTTCCTGATGAAACTGCACCGATGATGTACATCGGGTTCTTAACTCCGACTTTCTCAGCGTTTCGCTTTGCCCTTTTCAATTCCATTAAAAAAAGGTCATTGTCTAACTTGGTTTTACCAGCACGTACTGCACCGTGGTTGATCATCATATACCAGTCAGTAGCGACTGCCCTTTTTAAAATCTTTACTTGTTTGTCTGTATATAGTCGATTAAGTGCCATCGTTTAAAGCATCCTCCAACTTGTCGAAATACTCAGCCATGACATCTTCTGAGTTTGCGCTACCTTCGAGCGCGACCCTGCGTTTTTGGTTTTCCAATTTCAAGGCTTCAATACGCTCTTTCTGCTCTTTCTTATCAAGGCTATCCTTAGCATCTGTCGTAGTCAACTTGCTAATTTGTTCAAAGGCTCGGACATTCCCTTTCATAGCCTTCTGCATCATGACCATAGCTAGGGCCATTTCATTGGTCGAGTCGAAGCCTAGCTCTTCGAGTTGCTTCTTCACGTTTGGACTTGCAACCTCAGCTTGCAGGATTGTTTCAAAAGCCTTTTTTAGGTTGGCCTTTTTTCTTCGAGCAACCCCTGAAGCGACTCCGCCTTTTTTAGCAATTTCTCTATGTTCGCTCTTAGTTCGTTTGTTTGCTGGTTTCAAGTTTTGCTCATTAGCCATCGCCTCACTTCCTTTTCAAAAAAATACAATCAATTCAATTTAACAGCTTCTCTTCCTGTCTCTTTTTCCCAACGTCTGATAATCAAATCGACGTATTTTGGTTCTAATTCATTGATATAACACGTCCGTCCTAGCCTCTCGCAAGCGATAAGAGTTGAACCACTTCCTCCGAAAACATCCAAAACAACATCGCCTTTCCGAGTTGATGTCTTGAGCATAAGCGCTACTAGCGCGAGTGGTTTGGGAGTTGCATGTCCACCTGCACTCTCTCTCTCATCCCCACTCGTTCTACTAAAATGTAGCACATTATTGAAATTTGCATGTGTCGCATCAAAGAAAGCGCGGCTCTCGTTGTAGTCCTGTCTGAGACGGTCGTAGTCCTGTTTGAGACGGTTGTAGTCTAAGTTCCATTCATTTCCATAATAGTCCGCTATCTTCTGGAATTGTTCCAATGGTATGAACAACCATTGGGCCTTTGTAAACCAATGTGAGTACATACCGACTCCTGTTATTTCTTTCAATTTCTTTGATGTCAATCCTACGCGCTCAGCAGCCTCTGATAGCGGCTTCCTGATCACCTCGTAACCTTCAAAATAATTATTCAAGTTTGTGTTAAAGCCTTGGACGCCTTTCATCACAAAAAGGCATTTTTCATCTGCTATCGGGTACATTCTGCTATGTTTCGCCATTTGCCCTTGAGTGTTTCCTTTGTCCCAGGTCAGAAGGTTTCGGAAGGTGATTTTCTGTGCCTCTTTCATCGGACGCAAGATATTGCTGTATAAATCCATGAGTGGCTCGTCTATCCCCCAACAATACCAGCTACCGACTTCTCGCATAGCGTCGAATGTGATAGGTACCCATTTCTTGTTGAATTCTAATAAATCATCATAGTTCAAATTGTCATTTTGCACCCCATCCTTTTCCTTTTTCATGCCGTAAGGCGGATCTGTATAGACTGTATCGACCTTGACACCATCTAGCAATTTCTGAATATGCTTCGCATCTGTGCTATCTCCACAAGATAGTCTATGCTCCCCTAATTGGAAAATATCGCCTGGTTTAATGTTTGTTTCTCGTAATTCCTCGTCATATTCATCTTGCTCTACCTCTTCGATAGCTTCTTCAATATCTTCAAAATCAAAACCAAAATCTTCCATATTGATATTTGTGATGTCTTCGAGTTCTAACTCTAAAATATCCATATCAAAGCCTGAATTCATCGTCAACTTATTGTGCGCTAAAATGTACGCACGCTTTTGCTCATCCGTCAAGTGAGATAGACGAATAATCTCAACTTCGTCATAACCTAGTTCTTTCAAAGCGACAAATCGTCCGTGCCCTTCGATGATAACGTTGTGTTCATCAACTGCTATCGGGTCATTATTCCCAAACTCTAGAATAGACTTCTTGATCTGTTCAATCTGTTCACGAGGGTGCAGCTTCGCATTATTCTCATACATTTTGATTTTATCTATAGCCAACAATTCAATTTTCATCATTTTCTCCACAAAATAAAAACCACTCAAAGAGTGGTTTGATATGAGGCGACTACTGACCTCTGTTAGAATCGATATTATATTCTTACCTTTTCTTATTTATTTTTTTGTAGCCTTTATGACGACGCCTGGAATTGAACCAAGAACACTTCTCAAAGGGAGCAACAAATTAGAGAGAGTGCCAGAACCCTTCTCGTCGTCTAGAGAGGCTTTCGCCTCAATTTTCATAAAGGAGTATCATCTGCCGCAGCATTTGATACTACCATTCTAACAGAATATTATTACAGTGCACATCAAGATTCTTTTGATTAACACATATTCTCAAGATACTCCCAAGATAACTCAAGATATTCCAAATTATTCCAAAATTACCTCTAGCTCTTCAATAGCAACCTTACGCATGCTATAATACGAACTCTTGCTAATTGCTAATTTATCGCAGATATCATCTACATACATCTTATTGATGTACGTCATCCTCAAGATTGTCCGATGTTTAGGATTGGCCAATTTATTGATCATACGGCCGAGTTCTATTTTTCGATTGATTATGACATTCGTGTCTTTCTCGATTTCACCCTTCATGGTTATGAGCTGAGCATAGACGTCGTCAATCTTCCTAGGTTGGGCACCTTTAACCTTAACCTCGGACCAGTTCGGACTCGAGAGCAGGCCAGCTTCAAGTTCGTTGATTTCGTCTATTCTGCTCTGGATATCCATGTCGAGGTTTTGCAACTCGCTCAAAAGCTCTTTTGCCTTCACTCTCTATCTCCTTTATGATATAATAATATTATTGAAAACGTTGTCGGGGTAGAGTGAATGCCTCGGCTTTTTTGTTTTAGTAGCTATTGAGTATTTTCATTGTCTCCTCATAACTCAAATTTATCCTGGCTCTTTGTTCCTCGTATCCAAAAATTTTAGGAATTTTGAAAAAAATAATAGTAGCGCCATCATGATTTTTAACAACTGTGTAGATATGCTTAAGCAAATTTTTTCTGATCGCAATGTTTGGAAATGCTACAAGCTCCAACTTATCTTCTTGAGCTGTTTCCTTTGTCTTTTTAGCTCCTGAATACGGATATTTTTTAGGTTTCATTCCATATCCTCCAAAAACTCCTTATTTTCATAGACGTTGCCGATGATTTCAAAGTGATGATAAGCTAGAAATAGTGGGTCCCATTCTGAAACCCTTTCTTGCATTTCGTCTACAAATCTGTAAATAAAACTTGCGTAAGAACCGTGCCATTTGACAACTGCTTTTCTGCCTTTGTAATCAACTATATCCCCCTCAAAGATTTCCATGCCATTTTTATCTTTTATTCCTGTTGACTGCATGAGGTATTTATCATCAATCGTCCAGCCTTTTAAGTAATTGCATGTGAGCTTTTTGCTATCGTTAGCATAGACATTACTATTCCAGATAATCAATTCATCATTAGTAAACATCTTTTGTCCATGTATATCCCACGCTCTAAACTTTGGTATCATTCTGTTACCTCCTCAACTTCAATCCCTGGGCAATCAAACACCCAGCCAAAGCCAGTTTCTTCTAGTTCTTTGCGGGTGTGGTGTGTTCCTACGGCAGTTCCATTTTCAGCATCAGTGATATACCATGCATTATCAATTAAATCATAATTGAGATAGCTATTATCTTCATTTAAACCTTTCATCTTCACAAGATACCGCTTCTCTTTCTCTACCTCGTAGCCGAACTGGTGCATATTGACAAGTGTTTTGAAAGGTTTGGTTGTACCATCAATAATCCATTCTTCAAATTTCGTTAATTCATTATCCGTTAATTCATTATCATTGCGCTTTTTATAAATTTCATAGATACATCGAAACAAATTCCCTTCAAAATCATCCTCATTCTCTTCATACCAATCTGCTACAAACTGCGGAATTATGACTTTTTCTGGTTCGTCTAGTTGTTTTAAATCTCTCAAAACTTCAGACGTATCAACCCTTCTGAAATAGTTATGATTCAAATACTCGTATTTTTCAATCAATTCTTGTTTCTTCATTCTTCCTGCTCCTTTAACTTATCTTATGGCTTTCCAGGTCTCCAAATTCGTGGCCATGGCTTACGAAATACGAACCAATCAGGATTGCATCGGCCTCGTCGTCTTTGACGTTTAGGTTAAATTCATCCGAAACCTTAGCAACTGCCTGCAACTTCATAGATTTTTTGCTACGGTCTTTATAGCTGAACTTCCAATACTTGCGCCAAGTCGACACGTTCACAAAATACACGTTGTCAGCGACTAACCGTCCAAGTATAAGACCTGTCACAATTCCGATGCTGATCATAGATTGTTGATTTGGTCCCATGACTGAGTTCTTCTCAACCACGATCGACTCAAACGGTCCTTCATAGCGTTGTAAAGCTCTTAATTGAATGGTTCTTAATTCTCCAGCCATGAAGCGCCCACGTTCAAAGAATGACTTGCTTTTATGTTTCAAGACACCGCTCTGGACAAGGTCTGAGCCTTCAAATAAAGCCCAGCCTGTCGCAGAGGTTGAAATGTCTAACGATAAGGTCAGATTTTTCATTGTAGTTCTCCCTTGATGCCACAAAGGTCGAAGAGATTGCGCTTGTTGTCTTCAACGAACTCAAAGAACTTCTGAAGCTCGGTCAGATTCCGTTTTTCTGCCTTGACTCCTAAGCTCGAATGGTATTCTGTTGGTTTCTTCGGTGTCGCCTTAATATCTAGCCAGTATAGAGGCTCGAACACGTCGCCGTCTGTGTCGAGAGAAGTGTCTGCGTCCGCATTTCTGAAATGCATCTGCATATCATATTCAATTTTATTTGTAATCGTGATGGTCTTATCTACGATTTCTAGCGTGATACTTGTTCCTGGTATGTCGATTTTATTTAGCATTTGTTTTTCTCCTATTTATCTAAATTCTTTTGCTATTGCTGCTATGACATTAACTGTCACGCTATTGCCAGCTTGCTTGTATAATTGACTGTTTGAGTTGACTTCTTGCGCCTTATCAAAAGCCCAGTCTGGAAAGCCTTGTAACCTCCAGCACTCACGAGGTGTCAGTTTTCTAATTCTAAAGTCAGGCTCTACCACCCCTTGACTTTCTCCAGTCAAAAGAGTGTTTGCTATCTGTTTCCCAACTCTGCCTCTACGAGTTTTAGAGTTTGGATGAGATAGATTTACACTATCTCCAATTTCTGCTTCAGCATATCCTTGAGATGTTGCTTCTTTAACTCTGATTTTAGGTTCAAGACCTCCGCCTTGATATGCTCTGATTGTAGGTGCGATACCGTCCGTTTCATAAACAACACCGCTCTGATTGAAATTAGGCTCGATTGTCCCAAACCTTTTAATTTCATTTTCTACAACAACACCGTGCCTGTCTTGAGCCGTCAGGGTAAACATAGGCTCTCCTTCTGTTTTAAATCTGCGCCCATTTTGTCGTTTCTCTGCTCTGTCTGGAGTTAGTACGGGTATAGCGACTTGTTTAGGTTCTTTGTAATCTCTAGCGCAAAGAGTACCAATCAAACCATTAGAGTCATAAACAACGCTCCCTGTTCCTTGACTTGTGCCATTTGGATTTTTAGTGTTGCCAACGATTTCTATTTTTGACTGTTGACGATCAGATTGTTCACTTTCTCGTCCGATAGGAAAAACGTTTCTGGTACGTTCTCCTCTAAGATGTCCGATAATGAACACACGCTCCCGATTTTGTGGCACTCCAAAATTCTTGCTATTAAGCACTTGCCATTCCACATCATACCCCAATCCGTCCAAGGTTCTGATGATGGTTTCAAATGTAGCCCCCCCGTCATGATTGAGGAGTCCTCTGACGTTTTCAAGGAATAGATATTTAGGTCTGAGAATAGATGTGAACCGACAGATTTCAAAGAACAAAGTTCCTCGTGTATCTTCAAAACCTCGTCTGTGTCCCGCAATACTGAAAGCCTGGCACGGAAATCCTCCACAGATAACGTCCACACTTCCGAATCCTCGAATAGACTCGTCTGATACTGTTGTGATGTCATGTAGCTCTATTTCTCCTTCAGTGTTATGTATCGCTTTATAACTGGCTCTAGCGTATTTGTCGATTTCACAAAATCCAACGCATTCATGCCCAGCGGACTCCATACCTAAACGAAAACCACCAATGCCAGCGAATAAATCTAAAAATTTCATTCTTTTATTTTTCAAAAAAATGCGACTGCCTTTGTGAGTTTGGCTAAATAAGGGCAGTCGCCCCTCCACGGGCACATAAAC